GGCAATATTCGAAGATCTCAAGCATATCATCATTATTGATAACATAATCAGAATTAGGAAATCGCTGACCAACACGAGTTGGGAGCCACTTTTCCTGGATTACACTTTCAATATGATCACGGACATGCTTACCGTTGAACCTAGTACGAAGATGGCGATTGCACTCAACGGTGCACTTGACCCTAACCTTACCCTCCTTGACAGGACCCAGTTGTTTAAACTCGGGATGCGGACATAATTCGCGTGGGTGGTACATATCTAAGTAAGAAGGACGACGGTGATAGAAACCATACATAGTACTGTTAATAGTAACAAAATGCTTACTTCTGTAATTTTTGCCAATAGAAGGCATGAGCCCCGCGTTTTTAGCGCAGCGATCCCATATCGAATAAAATCGATTATTAGAACAGAATGCAATATCATCACCATTAATTAAACAGTCACTGTTGGGGACATCAAGATATCTCTTCGAACAAAACAATGGAACTTTCATCTTTTGAGCCTCATGGCCAAAAACTTCAGGATTCTTTCTCCCCCTCACCCTGTCTGAGTTTAACCAAAACTCGAGAACATCGTGAAGGCTGCGACGATTGCAGGGACGAAAAGGACCACCAACACGGCAAGAGCCGGACGTCAATGGTGTTTCGTCTTCGGGAAATTTAGTATCAATCTCAAGCATCATCTTTACAAAAATTCTAGCAGTCCAATACGTGGCCAGATTAGCCATGCAAAGAATTGGAAAGCTCACTGGTGAACCCATAAGCTGACCGACCTGTTGAGGCAAGTAAACGCCTCCAGCTCGACAGTTAGGTTGAAGCTGGCTAAATTCATCACGAATATAATAGCCACACAAGTGTTCCTGTAAAGTAGATGTAGCATGGGAAATCCGTGCACCCTCACAAAATCCGCGCGCGCAGGCTAAAGAGGCCGACGAACGAATACCATCTGTTGCAGCAGAATAATCACCAGACACCAAAAACCAATCATTGTCGTCAATCTGTTCAGGATTGCACAATAAAAGGCGATTAATAATCTGATCCGAAATCACACAGCCAGTAAGTTGAAAAGTATCAAACTTCTGGAGTGACTTCCACATCATTTTCTGCAATGGACGAATTTTGTAATAGCGCAAGGGTTGACCCTTACTAATGATACGAATCTTAAGAGGTTCTTTCAAAACAACAAATTCTGCGAGATTATACTTTTCCACTTCGAAGCTATTCATAGCATCGTGGAAAGAAGTACTAACCTCCTGAGCAGGGCATACATGCTCCTCCTCCCCATTCTTACTATCAAGACAGACCGCACATTCATAGTACGGTTTGCTGATGGCAGCGTGCCTCTCCAACACATCGGAGACATATGGCAAAGCACCACCATCCTTTGACTTCCGGTCAATGTGTC